GTATGCATATTACTATTATATAGATTCAATTCGCTAGCGAGTCTGAATACACCACCATCTGGTTTTTTCTGGAATAATCTAACTGTATTCTCTTGGTTTTTATTAATAGTCGCAGCAAATGCTCTTAAGTATCCACTCTTACCTGCTGGAATAGTGTAGAAGGTAACTTGAGACTGTCCCATTCCTGCAGCAATCTGGCAAGTAACCCCCACACTGTGAGTAAAGTTAATATCACCTACATTATTATTGTCGTTGTTACCAGTAAGAACAAATGCTCTATGGGTTCTGAGGAATGAGATCGTGCCAGCAACTCCAGTAGTACCATCAAGAGTAAAGTCTTCTTCTACTTCATTGTAGTTTGCATCAAGACCTTGAAGTCTTACTGTAAGTGCTCCAGTACCACCAGAATCATCTTCAGTAGAGCTAGAAGTTACTGTAACGATTCCTGCAGAAGATGGGAATGTATAAGCACCACCAGCAGACCACACCGTGTCGTAAGTTGCTGATGTAGTTACTACTGCACCAAACTTATGGACGTTTGCAATCTGAGTAGTGATACCTGCAGCGACATTCAAGTCAAACTGAGTATCTCCGCCACAAGCACCAATGTTGCCATATTTGTCGGCACACATATAAACTTCAAAGTTTGTCTTAGTTTGATCTAAGTAACTTTGAGTATTCTTATTCCACTGAGCCATTATTCACCCCAACCCAATCTTTCTGGACGATATCTTTGTGAACTCTTGATATTTACTGGACTCTGAGATGCTGGATAAATGTTATGAACCACAGCACCAGGATATTCTCCTTGAAGGTTTTCTGCCAACTCAGTTTTTGATGGCATTTGACCTTCGATCTCCATTCTATATATTTTTCCTTCCCAGACAACATCAGCGAAATAGGATTCACTTGCTTGTTCTTGTTGTGGGGCACCCATATTCAGAGTGCCGTTGAAGTCACCATTGATGGTGATACTTTCTGTTAAAAACTGTTCGAAACTTTTCATTAGCATTTCCAGCGACGACGGGCTTTGCAGATTGCTTTATCTGGGGTCTTAGAGCAATCGATGTTATGCATCTTTCTCTGACCATCAGAGCGAGAGCAGAAAGACTTGCGTCTCTTTGCATCCTTACTACCTTTCTTAACTTTACCAGTTACGGCAGTCTTAAGTTTGGAACCTGGATTCTCACGCTTATAAGCATTTACTGCTTTCTGAGACATACCATCAGTCTTATCTTTTTTGTTGACTTTCTGCCAATCTTCAATGATTTCACCTTCTGGTTCGAAGTGTGCTTTTTGGAGAAGTTTTCTTCTCACCGGATCAATGATTCTATTTCCAGCACCCTGATTTGCTCTTTCAATCTCTTCAGGTGACATTGCACCAGCTTTTCCTGTGTATCTCTCTCCCTTATTGTATCCAGTAGGAGATGCTTCAGCAAGTTCTTCTCTCCAGTTAGAGAATTCTTCTTTCTTTACGCAGCGGTTATAAGTCTTACCGAAGAGTTTTTGAGTGCCCTTCTTCTCATAACCCTTCCAACACTTCTTTGCTTCTGTAGTAAGTGATGGTAGTGTAAGGGGATTTCTTGGTGCTTGTAGTTTAATACTATTTCCAGTTTGTCTAGCACGACGAGTTAATTTTTCAATCGGAGTTTCATTTGCTCTTTTCATAGCTTCTCTGGTAGAAGGATGATCTACATAATCTCCTTCCTTATAGTCTACACGCTCAACCATATCACCTTCTGGTTCAAATGATTGCTTATCAAGTCCTCTTGCACCAGCACCGAAAGGTTTTCCATTGATATGAAGCTCTTGTCTTCCTGTCTCTAATGCTTTTTTTGCTTTTGGTTCAAAAACCTTTCTAGCGATAGCAGGTAAAGCCATAAGACCAGCACCAACAAGAGCAGCTTTCATTAAACCTTCATTAACAAGAGGTTCTGCCTTAACCAAATCTACAGTTTCAACTTCAATTGGTTGAAAGTCATCTCTCCAGTTGGAATACTCATAAGACTCTTTCTTAGTCTTATTACCCCAGTTCTTAGCGCCAACCTTACGGCACTTGACTAATGCACCAGAAGCGTATGCACTTGGCCAAACAGAATAGCGTGACTTAACCTTGTGATAGCAAGCGTCCTTTTTACCTTCCAAGAGTTCTAACTCTTGTCTCCAGTTTGAATAATCGTCAGTCACCATCTTTGCTTTACCTTTTCTGTTTGGATTTGGATCTTCTTTACGCTTTTTAGCAGCTCTTCTATTTCTCTCCTTCTTACTCATCGATGCGCGGTCATCAGCATCTCGGCAGAAAGGTTTTGTCTTTTGACCTGGTTGCTTAGCACAAGGTTTGCCATCATACTTACCACCTGCCTGAACCCATCCACCACCTTTAAACCAGTCACGAAGTGAATAACCTTTGTCTTTGGCAGACTTACCATCACGCTTACCTTCATCAAGGTCTTCTTTACCAGTCATGTAAGAAGCGGCAGCATCAGTGTTGTGCTCGGTGTCAGTCAACTTTGATTGAACCCAAGCAGGAAGATTGTCTGCATCAGTTTTCTTTGCAAGAACTTTTGCTACCTTCTGAAGATTATCAATGGACTTTCTGACCTGAGTCTTTGCCATCGAGACTTCATGGTCCTTTTCTTTTGCTTCGTTCACTTTTCTTCCTTGACAGTGCGCTCTTTGTGAGAAACCTTTTGGGTTCTTACAGTCGATAGACTTCTTGTATTTTTCAGACCATCCCTCACTCACTGCTCCACCATTGCCGCCATTGCCGTTACCATTACCATTGGTTTTACCATTCTTAGTGGTATCAGTGGACTCTTCTCCACCGTTACCCTCTTCATGGTCGCTATCTTTCATCAAGCGACCAGATCCCATGACGTGGTAACCAACGGGGATTTTCTTACACTTCTTTGAAGTGAAGCAATAGTAGTAACCCTTCTTGCAGGATTTTTTCATTATTACTATTCAGTCTTATTATTATTTAGAAAACCTTGCTTGAGTAGTTTTTGTAACTCTGTAGTTGAACCAACAAATACAGCATTGTTAGTAACAGTGCTTGGTCCCTTACTACTAACGTCTTCTTCTACGTCTTTTAATTTCTTCTGAAGATCAATTAACTTATCAGTAGTATCAGCAACACTCTTAATTAATTGACCTGCAACTTCATATGCCCTTGGACTGCCGCCTTCACCAGCAAGTTCCATGATGCCATTGATTGCTTCTTGCCCCTTCTCAATCAGAGAATACAAGTTTGCTCTTGTGTATTCGTAATCTTTTGAGATATCAGTCTTTTCTTCACGTTTTTGAATACTCTTAGGAGTATCTTCAGACGGAACAATACTACTCTCTACATTTAGAGCGTTATCAATAGCATCAAATTCAGACATATGTTATTAAATATCAGATTGTTTTGTAGGACTGTAAGACTTGGAATCTCCTAAGTATTCCCATTCCTCACTAAATCCAAAGTCATCTCCAGGATTCGCATTGATAGGATCTGGAACAACTGTGTATCTCATTTCTCTCTTCGCAGTCGTTCTGTTAGTGTCGGCATAATTGTCAACAATAACCTTACGAATGAGACCTTCTGGGTTATCTGCAACAGGACCGAAGAGATAAGTTTTTGCAGTGAACTGTAATCTATATATCAGTGCTCTTCTTGTGGAAAAGTCTCCTTCATAGTCATCTTGGAATGAGACGCTATTAAGAACAACTGGAATATCTCTCTTTTCGCCAATAGACTCAACCAAGTCAACTGTCATGTTGAATGATGGTTGGAAGTATGGCAAAATCTGCTCCACAATCTGTAAAGCATCATCATTTAACTTTGATAGGATGCTTAACTCAAATCCAATGTTATATGGAACAGGCATATAAACCTTTTTCATATTATTACCATCAACTGCCTTGAAAGTCTGAGTTACTCCAGCCTTTCTAGTGCCATCATAATCGATTGATGTCATCTCAAATGACATTCTTGGCAGTGTGATTTGAACGGGTTTATTCAAATCTTCTTGCTGTTCTAATCTTGCCAGAAACTTCTGAGTTGGTCCATATGCCAATGGAACCTTCATATCACTGATAGTTGTATCAGAACTATTCTTGTGTTGAATATGAATCTCATTAAAAAGAGTACCAAAAGATATGATGGTCTTTCTAATGATTTCGTGATAGTAGTATGTTCCTAACATTAATAGTTACCAAATGGATTTGATTGTGTAAAGTCTAGAATATCGTCTGCTTCCGACTCTATAGTCTCATTTTGCTTATATTTATCGATAGTTGTATTCTCTTGCTCCTTTCGGATTTCGTAGAATGCTCCAGATTTTGATCCGGTGACAGTTTCTCCAGGATAGAAAGTGCCTGAAGTAATACCGACTTGGAGTGTGTGGGTAGATGCATACCATCTCTTGACTCTGGCAGTAGCACCAGACTCATCGCCAGTAACTATCTCATTTCTCCAGAATGTACCGACGCCAACAGTAGCACCAGCACCAATCGTAACTGTCGCTGATCCGTCATATCCAGAACCAGCATTAGTAATTCTGATTGCAGATATAGTGCCACCAACTCCAAGAACTGCCTCTGCAGTTGGAGTATTTGTTGGTGCTAGTGTTGGGGTACTGAATGTTATGGCAGGAACTGTTGAATATCCAACTCCACCATTTGTTACTGTGATTGTAACAACACCTTCTGTGGTTGTGTTAGGTGCAATCGTACAAGTCGCTGCAGCGCCAGTTCCTCCACCACCAGTAAATGATATTGTTGGGATGGTTGTATATCCAAGACCAGCATCTGTTATTTGTATCTTTTCAATAGATGTTACATTATTTCTGGTAGTTGTGATTGCAACTGCAGTTGCTGTTCTTCCAGTACCAACATCTGGAGCAGAGAATACTACTGTTGGAGCACTAGTGTATCCAGATCCATCGTTGTTGAGGAATATCTCTCTAACATAACTGGTGCCAACACCTGCTGTTGCTCTTGCTGTAGTACCAGCAGATACTAGAATCAAGTCCTTGATATATCCAGTTTGATCCAATGTATCAGTAATCTCTTCAACACCAGTATCAATAACCTCATCCTCATATTCAAAGAGTTCACACTTTAGTTCATAGACATAGTTTCTTCCTAACTGATAGAAAGGATTTTCATGCTCTACAAACTTAACTTCAAATAATCTTTGTCCTAAAGGAAAATAAATTAAATCCCCTTCTCTTGGTCTACTTGCAACTTCGATTTCATCATCATCCATGTCCTCAAGGAAGACTGCAATAAAGTCTTCAAATCTTTCTTTGGAGACAGTTAAAGATAACTCATCTCTAATACTTACCCCAAACTTAGTCATAATGTCGCCAGCGCCACTATAACCATCAAAGTTATTGATATATGCTTCTAGTAAGAAGTTATCATCAAAAGTTGATGATTGGATCTCTTCAATAATGGTTTGCTTTCTTACATACTTTCTGGGAATGTAAGTTACTTCAACACCATAAATCTTGAGTTGTTCGTTAATCAACTCTTGTACTAATCTTTGCTCTGATGAAGAGCCTTGTAAAAAGAAGGGGTTAAGTGCCATTATCCAATAAAGTCGTAAGGGGGAAGTTCATAATCCATTGCCATTCTTGACTTTATCTCCTGCAATTCTCTTTCTGCATCGTCATATATTTGTCTACCATTCAACTCAATACCACCTGGAAGTTTGACACCATTGAACTTAATTAAGTTCTGACCCCACTGACGCTTGATAAGTGCTGTAAGATATTTCTTTAGGAAACTGTCGTTATATACTTGAGTAAATGAAGCGGGATCTAACGCTCTGTAGCAATCAAGAATTATATAATCTCCAGCAGATTGTGCCTTCCAATCAATATCAAGATATAATCTATCCTGCCTCTTATTAAATCTAACTTGCTTGTCTGTAGTCAAAAGATGATCGATATCCTCAAGATATGTCTTTGTCATCGCATATTGTAAAAGTTCAACTGAATTGAAGTAATATAAATCATTCAAGAACAGTTGATACTTGATACTAAACATTCCACCAGATATTGCACTAGTATCAAATTTAAAAATCTTTTCAATACCAATAACTGAGTCTGGTACTTGA